CTCCACTTTCGCTTGCTGGTGCTGATACATCTGCCAAGCTTGTTCGGTAAGGTTGTTGACGTAATCAATTCTTTCTGTAATTTCTGGATACGTGGTTAAGTTCCATCCATTACTTCTGGCGATCACTTCAAACTCTTCTCTACACTTATCCATCTCAAACATCCTTTGATTTACACAGCGGGCTGATGCGGTTTTCTATGGGGAAGTCGTCGCCCATGTCATTGTCAATGCGCGTTAAGTGATGACTAAGAACCATAGTGTTATCCTTATCGCCAGCAAATTTAATAAAGCTGTTTCTAGGTGAAATTGCCCCGTAATAAACAAAGGTTGCTACGCCATTCTTAAACCTGTATTTGACTTGTTCGCCCGCTTTAAACTCACTCATGGCTGGCTCCTTTTTCCACAACATCCAATTCAATGATTTTGTAAACCTTGCCTTTCACTTCAAAAGGCTGACCATTAGTTGCTTTCTCAACCCAACTGCCATACGAATACGCAAAGCCCCAAATAAAGCAGCATAAGCAGAAGAACAACGTAAACCAGATGCTATTCATTCCCCGCCTCCGTATATTGATTCGTGGTCTTTGATGCATCCCTTCAAGTAACCCATCCCGTCTTTGGTTTTCGCAACTAGCTTTGCTTTTTCTATTCCACCGAACTGATCCACGATGCGGATGCTTTCCAACATCATTTTCAGGTCATTGATTTTTACTGGTTCAAAGCCACGCTTCTTGAAGTACTCGCCATCGTTATCAGTTAAGTTCCAAGCCTCATGAATGCCATTGTGAAATTCAAACTGTGGTTTTGTTCTGAAGTAGTAGCCATCTTGGAAGCTCTCAGCATTGCTAGGCGCCCCATCAACCACCTCTCTCGCCTTCTCCACCCCGAAATCGCGAATAAACTGTTCTGGTTTCATACCGCCTCCTTGTAACGTTTAGTCATGGCTTCCTGCTTAAGCTGGTCTAGCATTTTCAGCTTTCTTAATTTCTCGTATAGGTTCGCTGCTGCTCTTGTTTCTTCATTACGAGTACCGAGGTTGTACGCTCTACGCAGCTTCATCATTGAGTTGTAATCTGCAAATTCGATCATGCTTTCAGCTCCCCTTTAACATTCAGCAAGTCCTTTGCAAACTGAGTTGCCTTGTAAGTTGCGTATGAGTCCTTTTCCAAGTAGCCGCTTTTAATTAATTCCTGCACATAGCACTGAATCGTATTGTTGGGCGCATCTAGTACATAGTCATGCAAATCCTTCATCGTGAAAGGTTGTGTTGCATGTGTAGCGAATAACAAAATGTCAAAAATGTTTTGGAATGCTTTAACTCGTTTTATTGCTTTCACGCTGCACCTCCGACAATCAAAGCTGATTGAGGCGGGTTTGCTTTAACTGCACGCTTCAAAGCTGCACGTTGATTGCTTAATGCCTTAGCTTCTTTGCAAAACTCACAACGACATTTGAATTTGTTGTATCCGTAGACTGTCCCATGAGTGAATTTAGCTTCGTACTGCTCACCGCCAATTTCCTCAATCCAATCTAGTGTTTGCTTATCATTTGCTAATCTCATGAGAACACTCCTACTGGACACATAAAGACAATTTCGATGCCGCCATATGAAGGCTTGTTGAATGTCTTAAGTTCTTTATTAATCACTGACTCAATATGCTTTTTCGTTTCAGTCTTGAAGTTGAATGCGCGTTTTAGAATTACTCTTGAACCATCTATCGCCTCTACGTTGAATTGCATCTTCTGGCGATCGATCGAAGTTACTTGCACTTGTACGCTCACGCTGCACCTCTCTCTTCCATAGACTGGTAATACTCAGGGCTTAAGTCAGCGAAAGTTGCGCGTGACAAGTCTGTAGCTAATCGAACTGTGCCAATTGAGCCGTTACGAGCCTTACCTATGATGATTTCTGCTGTACCTGCTTCTTTAGAATCCTTGTTGTAGACTTCATCGCGGTAAATAAACATGATGATGTCTGCGTCTTGCTCTAAGTCGCCTGATTCTTTTAGATCTGCGTTTACAGGGCGTTTGTTTGGGCGGTTCTCTAAGTTACGGTTAAGCTGAGCTAAGGCAATTACAGGACAATCAAAGTCACCTGCCATGCGTTTAAGCTCATTTGAGATTTCACCAATATCCTTGTCTGATCGGCCAAAGTTGTTTTTAGTGAGTGGTGTTACTTTCTGGATGTAATCAACAAAGATTGCGCCAATCTTTCCGTATTTGGCTTGAACCTTCTTAGCTGATCTGCGGATAGTTGCCACAGTTGCGCGGTTGTTGTCGTCGATCATCAAAGGTGCTTTCTCAAGTACCAGAGCAGCGTTATTCACCTTCTGTGTATCGTCGCTATTTGGATCAATATGTCCTGTTAATACTTTGCGTAGCTCTACCCCACCAATGCCACTAATTAAACGCTGTGCAATCTGTCTGCCCTTCATTTCGATTGAGATAAACAGAACTGGTAAAGACTGGTTAATCATCATGTCTGCTGCAATGTTTTGAGCAAACGTTGTTTTACCCATTGAAGGACGCGCACCAATGATGACTAGATCGCCTTTGCTGATTTCACCTAGTTTGTTGTCCAGAGCAGTAAAGCCAGTCTTGATACCGCCCTCATAAGGCATTTGGTTATGAATTGCCATGTGGCGATCAAGGAACTCTTTTACAGCTTCTTTTGAAAACTCATGAGCATGTTTAAGCTTTTCCTCACCAGCACCAAAATCTAAGTTTTGAACTAACGATTGTGCTTTGTTCACAGCAGATTCAGCAGTGTGAGTTGCCATGTCGTTAGCGATCGAACTAATCAACTTGCTAGTCTCTTGAAGCTTTCTGCGAGTAGAGAAATCTTTTAGCTTTTTGATGTGTGTTACTAACAAGCTCACATTGCTTGCGCGGTTCATGAGGTTCACAAGAAACTGCTCATCGATTTGGTTTGCTTCAAGCGGATTAGCTTTAATCAACTCGAATACAGTCACCTCATCAAACGCTTCACCCTTATTCAATTGGCTCTTGATGTGGGCAAAGATGATCTGGTGTTGTGATGCATAGAAATCTTGTGCATCGATCTGAGAGATAAACTCATCTGCTGCCTGATCGATTGTCATGAACGTAGACAAGATGCTTTGCTCAACAGGGATAGAAAATAATTCAATCATTGGTCCATCCCCTTAAATTTCTTAGCAACACCTTTGAATTGTGTTGCTGGTTGTTCAGGGATAGTTTGTTGCTGCTCAGCAATTGGATTTTCTAATTGCTCAAGCTCTGCATTTGTCTCTTGCCAGTTCCAAGCAGCTTTGAAAGATTCCCAACCACGAACAACGATAATTTGGAATACACGCTCATTGCTTAGCTTTGCTTCCTGAGCTTGTTTGAAAACAAGTTGTAAAGCACGTTGAGTTACTGGTTTTTTCTTCTTGTTGCGAAGATCAAGATATTCTGTTGCTGTTTGCTCAGATACTCCGTTTTTCAACAAGAAATCTTTTGCTTTGAATTTTTGTGTTTTTGCTGCTGATTCAGCACAAATAATATCTGTAGTATTCTCTGTGTATTCTCTGTATGTATTCTCTGTATTAGATGGGCGGATTTGTGCATTCAGTATGGCGGAATTGTGCATACAGTCTGGCGCATTTGTGCATTCAGTATGGCTGTTTTGTGCATTCAGTATGGCGGAATTGTGCATACTATTAATATCAATGCTTTCAGAGTATTCGATCAAAGCTTGATATAAGTTTTCACGCTCTACACGGTAGTAAACACGACGAGGCACACCCATCTTTTTCTCAGAGATGAATTTAAGTGATTTAAGTGTTGCTCTGGCCGTATCTTGCTCACGACGAGTAAGACCAGTTTCTTGAGTCCACTCATGATGTGTTTTAAAGATCCAACCTTCACTGTCTTTAGTGCGAGAAGTCCAGTAGACCAGTTGAGAGAGCATTAATGCCCCATTGATCCCACATCCTAAAAATACATAGTGCTTGTTGAATGCTATTGGCTGTTCGTTCATAGCTTCAATCAACTTAATAATTGGAATTGATGCACCCATCAAACACCTCTCAATACAAATGCAGCTAAATCAGCTTTCGCTTTAGCCAATGCCATAGAGTTTTCGAGAGTTCGATTAAGTACATAAGCCTCAACCGCTTTTTGAAACAAACTAATCTTCCGATTTAGTTCAATGTCTGCTAATATTGAATAGTTCATTTAACCCACCTTGTTTGAACACTAAGCCTGATCCACGAAATCAGGCTTTTTCTTTGTAACCAAGCTCAAAACACATTCCGAAATCTTCAATGTCATCTTGAAAAAGATCGTCAATGGTTTGCTTGCTTTCCATCCACGCTTTTGACATCACAAAAAGCGCATTCAGCTTTTCTTCACTAATCATTCGATATTTCTTGAGTACAGTTTTGAATCCAAGAATGTCCAATAGCACCAAACAGCTCTCAAGCTCAGTCAAGCCATTGGATTTTCTATCATTTTTCATTCGTGATAATGTGCTTGGATCAATCCCCAACTGTTCAGCAACCTGACTTTGATTGCTTGATGCAAGGGCTTGCAAAACTCTAGAAACTTCATTTCTAGCCCTTGCACTCAATTCGGTTGATACTTTGCTCATGGTTTAGTTCCTAAGCGGTTAATGCTTGGCTGCGGACATAATCGAAATCGACATCAGGACAAAGTTCATCACAAGGAACTTTTCCTTCACTTTCTTTATCAATTCGAATAGCTAATGCAGCACCACATTTTTTGTTGACATAAATAATTTGTTGAAGATTCCCTAAAGTCGTTAGGCATGCTTTTGCAAAGGCTTTTCGTTCTTCAACAGTCATCTTCGATAAGTAAGCTTTAAGCTGTTCTGTGTTTGAAGAAGACATAGTTATCTCCTTTAGTGATTTATTTAGTAAATACTAATTTTAATCACTAAACAAGTCAACAGATATTTAGCGAATACGAATTTACTTTTTACTAAAAACTATATGAAATAGAGCTTATGGATACTGTTGCAAGAAGACGCAGAAATCTGCGAAAAGCTATTGATGCTTTAATCGAATCTGGGAAATTTAAGAGTGATGCAGCTTTTTGCGAACATTACGACTTAAGTACGAGCCATATTTCACAAATGATTAATGGTCACGGTAGTTTTGGCGAGAGAGCTGCTAGGAACTTAGAGAAAAAAGTAGGCTGGCCTAATGGTTATTTAGATCTTGAAAACCAAGAAGATCAAAGCCCTATTGTGTCTGAAAGTAATGTTGGACCAACCAAGAATAACCTTCGAACAATTCCCCTATTAGATTATGTCCAAGCAGGTCTATTCCATGATGTTGGCTATGATGGAATAAACCCTATTGGAGAAAGCTACACAACATATCAAGGATATAAGCCAGAGTGCGTTTTCTCTCTTAAAGTTGAAGGAAATAGCATGTCACCAGAATTTAAGGCTGGCGATGAAATTGTTGTTGATGCATCTCTTGAACCTAAACCTGGATCGCTTGTAATTGCTCAAGAAGTCCAACATGGAATAGCAAGAACAACTTTCAAAAAGTACAGAGTGATTGGTATTAATGAATTTGGAGTTGATGTTGTTGAACTAGTACCACTAAACCCTGATTACCCAACCTACAACTCAACACAAATTGAAATATCAATTATTGGGGTTGTGGTGAGACACAATAGGGAAATAACTCATTAAAGGATTCGGGACACCTAATCCCGAATTGCAGCCTAGGAAGCTGCTAAAGGTGATCTAAAGATACGTTGCTCAGGGAGCAGGACAAGGTCCAGTGTCAATAGTGAGCTGACGCCCCTACGGTGTGCGCACACTTTCAGGGCAAGCGCTAGGCATAGCGCTATATAAGTTACCAATTATATTGGTAGGTGCCTACCAGCAATTACAAGGTTTATGCCATGTTTTTACTGGAACTGCGAACTAAGAATGGATTTAGATTAAAGATAAAAATCGACTTTTTATCGATATTCAAATTCTTCACTTGGTAAGCACCGAGGGGGAGGTTCGAACTCCCCCTCACCCTTATTTTTAAAAATACATAAACTGATAATTAATAGCAAATACCATGAGCAAAAAATACAAGCCACCGGAACTACACGAATATAGAGGCTTAACAAGCTCTGAGCAGACGGCAATACACCAAATGCTCATCTCCTATGTTCGTGAGGAAAATTGTCGCTTTAACATAATCATGTCTGGCAAAGCAGAACCCTATAATCTGGTAAAACTAACTAGTATTAATTTTGAGAATGAAGCATCAGCAATTTGGGTTAATTTTGAAACCATCACAGGAGAGCAAATAGCTTTACCCATTGGCTTTCTTTCAAGAATTGAGTTTTCAGGGCAGCAAGAAATTTAAACTGTGAACCCGACACAGTCTTTACAACAGATCGGGTGGAGAAATGTAATGACAGATAAAGTAGTTTTAAATGGACCATTGGAATTAAAAAATAACTCTGAAGCTCGTGTTGCTTATGAATTGATGGTATTAATCGCCAATAAGGAAGTTGGTTTTACTATGGCTCAAAATAAAAATGTAGCCGACGAACAGAAGTCTAGAGATTACTGGTTAAAACTTTATTCACAATGCCATAGCGTTGCTAGAGGAAATGAGCACGTTCCTCAGGAAAACTAGAATACTTTTTCTGAAATAGTTTTGATAGTGCTAACTATTTCATCAGGATCTGTGCAACCTTGTTGAATTAAAGCCAGGATAAGCTGGAATACTTGTTCTTGATTCATAATAAACTCCATCTAACCCACCCCGTGTGGGTTTTCTTATTTTTAGTGTATACGAAATTTTTCACCAAATAAATTCACTAAAGTTCTTGACTAAATATTTAGTAAATACTAAATTATATCTCACCAACCAACAAAAAAGCCCCTAGCTTTCGACGGACAGGGACTTTTACTCAATGAGTGAGATAAGTATGAATATAAAAGCCAACATAGTCAAATCCATGGGATTCGTAGGAGTAGTTAGTGCTCTAACTGCTGCTTATGCCTTCACCCCTGCTAATAACGAACCTGTAACGGTTGCAGCTCCTTTCAAAGTTGAATCAATCGACCCTGAAAATGAACAAGCAGTACTTCAAACTGCAAATGAAAAGTTCACTTTAGAAGTTGATTTTGATGCTCAGTACTCAATTGATGGCAACGGCTATCAAGCTTGGCGTGAAGTTGAAATTAACGAGATTAAAGACATTCGCGTTTATGACGAAGATGGCGAGGTATTGGCTTACGTTGATCGTTTGGACGTAGTTGAGATTAAAGACCTTATCGAATCAGGAATTAGAGAGCGCATTTAAGCGCTCCATGGTGAATGTTATGAATGCACATCCTGAAATTATCGAAGTATCAAGACTTCAAGCTCTTATTAAAGATTCTGTAAATGCCCTGCTCCCACTTTCTAGTGAGAAAGATACAGTCATCACTGATGGCGGCAATTGGATTCACTTGCGTTATGTGGGCCGTGGCACTGAACAAATCCAATTAGAGCTAGGTGATCAGTTTTCTATTAAGACAAAAATCGCCTACCTAAGTGAGACTTTAAAGCGGTTGGCTGAAATTAGAAATGAGTTGAGAGGTGGGTGATGTCTAAACGCGCCCTACTCCATAAGTCAAAACTAGAAGATTTCAAGTCTTGGCTTATAGCAAACCAAATTCAGTATCGAGATGGCAAAGGTGATTTTCAGGTTCTGCAAGTTGAAGTGAAAGATAGGTTTTACCCAATTTATGACAGGATTCAGGGTGACCACTTAACGACTCAAAGAGAACTCATCCCTTTAGTTAAAAGATACATAGCAAGTGAAAAGAATTAGGAGAAGATTATGAATGCGCCAGTAAATACACAAGTTAATGAATTGCAAGTATTAGAACAAAACGTGATTGTAGCGGCTTTCGGCAAAGAAAACGGTATTCAAGAATTATTCAATCGCATGGCTGAGCAAGCACGTTCAATTGTTCCTGATGTTTCAACTAAAAAAGGACGTGATGCTATTGCATCTCAAGCTTACAAGGTAAGTAAGTCTAAAACTGCTGTAGATAACCATGGAAAAGACTTGGTGGCAGGTATTAAGGCGCAAGCTGCTGTGATTGATCGTGACCGTAAAGCATGGCGTGATCAGTGTGATGCTTTACGTGATGAAATTCGTAAGCCACTAGATGAATGGGAAAAAGCTGAAGAAGATCGCATTCAGTCAATTAAAGATCGCATCTCTAATTTTGATGCTGGTCGCGTTGATACCTTTTCAACTAGCGACCTTATTCAAACAATCATAAGTGAAGTTGAGGCAACGGCAATTGATGAAAGCTTTGCTGAATTTGCCAATGAAGCAGCAATCAAAAAAGATGCAGCCCTTAGCTCATATAAAAAATCACTTGAAATTGCATTAAAACGTGAAGCTGAGCAAGTAGAGTTAGAGCGCCTACGCAAATCTGAACAAGAACGTTTACAACGTGAACACGAAGAACGCATTGCACATGAAGCAGCTGAAAGAGCCCGCCTAGAAGCTGAGCGTAAAGCTAAAGAAGAAGCCGAACGTGTAGAACGTGAAAAGCAAGAAGCTGTTGCTAAAGCAGAGCGTGAAAAACGCGAAGCTGCTGAACGTGAAGCTCGTTTAGTTGCTGAAAAAGAAGCTGCTGAATTACGTGCACAACATGCAGCAGAAGCAGAACGTAAACGTATTGAGGCTGAGCAAGCAGCAAAGCTAGAGGCTGAACGCAAAGCAGAAGAAGCTCGCCAAGCAAACCAAGCACATCGTAAAAAAATCTGTAATGAAGCACTTAAAGGCTTATTGGCTTTGGGTATTGATGAAGCAAAAGGAAAAGAGATTTTGCAAGCCATCAATAAAGGCTTAGTTCCACATGTATCTATTAAGTTTTGAGGATTAAAAGATGAGTAATATTGTTTTGTCGCAAGTTAGCAAGATTGCATCAGCTTTTAATATGCAAGATGTTGATCCTGCTGAGTTAGCAAATACTCTTGTTAATACAGTATTTAAGAAAGCAACAAATGATGAATTTCTTTCTCTATTAATTGTTGCAAACCAGTACAAGCTAAATCCTTTTACAAAAGAAATTTATGCATTCCCTGCCAAAGGTGGCGGCATCACACCAGTTGTTGGTATTGATGGATGGGCACGCATTATTAATGACAATCCTGTATGTGATGGTATCCAGTTTGAACAAGATGATGAGTCATGCACATGCAAGATTTTCCGTAAAGACCGCAACCACCCTACTGTTGTGACTGAGTATTTATCCGAGTGTCAGGGTAATTCAGAACCTTGGAAAAAATACCCAAAACGGATGCTACGTCATAAGGCTTTAATTCAATGTGCCCGTGTTGCCTTCGGCTTCTCAGGTATTTATGACGAAGACGAAGCTCGTCGTATTGATGATTGTCATATCCCTACCGTTCAGACTGTTAGTTCAGATGTCCCTCAAGGTTATGAAGCCTATGAGCAGCAGCATTTAGATAACATGCGCGATTTGGCAATGGAAGGCACAGAAGCCTTGCAAACTGGCTACGCTGAATTGCCTCAGGGCGACTGCAAAAAATACTTCTGGACTAAGCATAGCGCTTCATTAAAAGAAGCAGCTCAACATGCTGATCAACCACAAGGACAAGTGTATGAACATTCTCCAGCGTAGTAAAGATTGGCATTCGGAACGCTGTGGCAAAGTCACAGCAAGCCGAGTAAAGGATTTAAATGCAAAGCCAAATAAAGGCAAAGCATTAAATGCATTGGGTTTAACTATTCTAGCTGAGCGCCTAACTGGCGTTCAGAAAGAAATCTTCACTAACCAAGCTATGCAATGGGGTATCGATAACGAGCCTCATGCAATAGCAGCTTATGAAAATGAAACGGGTAACTTTGTAGTAAGTACAGGTTTAATTGACCACCCTTTCATTGAAATGTTCGGGGCTTCACCAGATGGACTTGTTAATGAAGATGGTCAAATCGAAGTTAAGTGCCCAGACACTACAACGCATTTGAATACCTTGCTGACTAAGCAAGTGCCAGATGAGTACATCCCGCAAATCACTAGTCAATTGGCTTGTACTCGTCGTGAATGGTGTGACTTTGTGAGCTATGACCCACGTTTACCAGAAGGACTACAGATCATCATTATTCGTGTGTTTGCGAAAGACTTGGCTATCGAAGCACTAGAGCAAGATGTTCGCAACTTCAACAAAGCTATAAATGACGCAATAAAAACACTGAAGGTGGCAGCATGACAGATCAAGAATACAGAGGGAATATGAACTACCCTTTTCAAGATCATATCGTTTTGAATGTCGAAGAAAATGTTGTTCCTTTTCCAAGAACAAATCTGCGTAAGTGTCAGCATGCACAAGTAGAGATTGACACTAAAGCTTTAGAACTTACATGCATGAAGTGCGGAGCAAAAGTAAATCCTGTGATGTGGATCAAAGACACTATGAAATATTGGTCCCGACAACAAACAAAGATTACAGAGCAGAAAAAGCAGATTAGTGAAGACCTTGATGAGCTAAAGAAAAGAGCCCGAACCAAGTGTCAGCACTGCAACAAGATGACTGCTATTAACTTAAAGAATTTAAAATTTACAGTAATTGGGTGATGACATGACAGATTTGAATAAGGGAAGTGAAGTTAATCTACGCTTTGAGCAAGATGATGGTGCTGTTTGGGTCTTTGATGGAGATAGCCACCAAGGAACTGAAATCAGTCATTTAATGATGATGCATAGCGATGAATATAACGAAGATGAATTACGTGTTATTTGTAACCATGCAGCATGTGAAATTGACAGACTTAGAGCAGAGCTAGAAAAAGCCAAAGCTCAGGCGGTGCCAACTTGGATCGGTGTTAAAGATGAAGAGCCACCAACAGACACTATGGTTTTAATTTGTTGGTCAGACTCACCGGATGTTCAACCAGAAATTGACTATATGACCTGTGATGAAGACTTAAATCATATTTGGGCAAATTTTTACAAGGATCCACCAACACATTGGATGCATTTTCATAAAGTGCCAAGCGAATCGGGAGCTGAGGGATGAGTGAATTTAATTCTATCAAAGTGCGGTTGAAGCTCTCCATTGGCTTTGTTATAGGGAACCAACAAGAGGATGTATTGCTAAGTGACTACATCTCAGAAGATGAATGGAAAGCACTGGGGTTCTTTGAAAAACAAGAATTTGTTGAAAAGGAAATCTTAAACGAATGGGCAAATGAATATATAGAGAAGTGTGCTGAGGTGTTGGAATGAGTATTTTAGACAAAAACTATATCGTCACTATGCCAGACGAAAGTAAATGGGCTGTACCAGTACGAATTATTGCTGAGAATCGCGCAAAGTATTATTCGGGTGTTGATGAAGTATCCTTTGAAGATAGTTTAAACGATGACACTGTCCCTCTTTTCGAATCTGACGATTATGAAATTCATGATTGGGCTGCAAACAATATGAATTGGAGAGATGTTAAAGAGCATGCCACCCAAATTGAAAGACCAGGCTTGGATTATGAGGATGGCTGGGTGAATGGAGAGTACGAAGTTAAAGCGGAAAGTAAGGAGGGGTGAATGGGGATTATGCAGTTTTCAATCACTTTGGAGGGTGATACCCCTCCTCAGATTTTACTTGGTCAAAACCTTGGTGGCGCTATTGTCACCAAGCTTGAACAGGTCAAACAAGAGTTAGTAAGTGCTGCTGAATTGGCGAAGGTATATAACTTAAGTGTTACTACCATCCGAGAAAAGCTTGTCTCAATCAACCAAGGCACGGGCGGTAAACATATGTATGATCCTGAGCGAGCACGACAAATACTAACTAAAAAAGATGCAAACAAACGTGGTAGAAAGAGAGCTAACTAGCTCTCACTACTATTAAACATTTCTACAAGGTCCTGAGCATTAGGGTTGTAGTAAGTATTAATTAAAATACCAATTGTCTTATGACCTGTTATTTTTGCTAGTACTTCAACTGGTAGTTTTCTTTCCCTTACCATTCTTGTAATTGCTTCATGTCGTGTGTCATGAAAGTTAATGTGCTTCAGATCAGCAGCATCACGAATTTTTATCCATGTCCGTTTAAAAGTTTCAGCTTTAACTGGCAGTAAAATATCAGTGTTTGACGGCAGTATTGATAAAAGTCTCTTTGCTTCTTTGGACAATGGCACATTCCTTGAATCACCATTCTTCGTCATAGGAAGGTGGACAAATCCGTCCTTAATGTCCTCTCTCCGCATACCAAGAATTTCGCCTTGTCTCATTGCTGTTTCAAGTGCAAATAGCATTGCCCAACATACATAATGTTTCACAAACCTTGGAGGGTTGTTTTTATCCCACTTGGCTTGTTGAAGAATTTTTTCTTGATCTTCAAAAGTAATGCGCTGGCTACGGCTCTTCCCCTTTTCAGGTTTAATTACGTTTTGCCAAACATTCGATTCAATTAAAAATAATTCTTTTTGAGCATAGGTAAATATTGAGGAAAAAATAGAGAACTCATATAAGACGGTTCCATTTTTTACTTCAAGTACCCTTTTATTTCGCCACCTAGCTATATCGCTCGGCTTGAAGTCATATATTGATTTAGATGCCAATTCACCAACAATACGTTCTAGATTGTCTAACTTATTTCTAATGACATGCTTTGATCTTAATTTAATTCCCTTTTCTGCATAGTATTTTTCGCAAAGCATCTTAAAAGGGTAAGGTGTCTTTATCCCCTTTTCTTCTTGCACTTTTCCAGATTTCAACTCAAGCAACTTCATTGCTGCCCATTGTTCACATTCTTTTTCTGTGTCTCTGGTGCATGAATATCTTTTGTTTTCGTAGGTCACAGTAATGCGGTATGTTTGCCCACGCTTAATAGGTTTAGGTAATTTCATTCTTGGTGCAGATTTGGTGCAGATTACTTTTTATTTTACTCATTTTATAAAAAAAATAGTCAAAATAATCACTATATGGTGCAAATATAGGTGACTAAAACAGGTCAATTTAACCCACATAAACAATATAAATTATTGATATTTAACAAGTCATAAATTATAAGAATAATTTTTAACTCAACTTTATCAACAATATATACAGCATGTGGGCTAAATAACCTTTTTAATTATATTGTGGGTATAAAACTATTTTTTTGTGTTGATAAACCATTTGCAATAACAGCTTGATCATAAATTCTAGCTTCAGCAAGTGCAAATGGATTGAAATTTTCATGAGTAAGTAACTCTGCAATATGCCCTACCACATTCATATGGCAAACAACCACAATCGACTCATAAGGAATTTGAGATAGCCATTCAATCGCTTCTTTTGCATCATCGTCAGGCTTAATTTTGTCGCATAACAACACTGGCACATCTTTAAAATAGGTCTGGATATGCGCCAACGTTTCCTGAGCACGCAGCAAAGGACTAACAACAAAAATATCTGGTTTTACAATATCCTTTAAAAAGGTTGCCGTTTGCTCAGCCTGTGCATGTCCACGCGCAGTAAGGGGACGTTTAATATCATTACCATTTACTGGCGGAGCAGCTTCCCCATGACGAACTAATGTCAGTTGCAT